TTTTGGGGTGCTCGCCCCGGTGATTTGGTGGGGCAGCACTGATGTTGTTGACTCGTTTTATCCCTAAGTCGCCCGAAGATGAGATTCTCAAGGGTATGGGGGTTGTCCGTCATATTGATGGTGACCTTCATTCAATGATACATCCACCAGAGGAGTCAATTAATCCTGAAGGGGAAGACCACCCTGCTTTCCATCATGATGGACAAGGTAATTTGTTACCTGCAGAAACAGGGGCACATCCCATTGATGGAGTCATCAAAATGCTCGATAGTCGTTTAGAGGAGTATCGAGCAGCATTATCAGAAAGAGCACAACAGGGCGATGAGACTGCCGCTCGTTTGTTACAAGATTTACAAGGTTGGAGTGGGTCGGCTCTCGTCGATGAAGCGATTCGATTACACAATCAAAAGCACCCTAATCAACCACTACCACCAAAAGAGTCCCCCGAATACAGAAAAAACACCATTGATATTTATCCTGATAGAGACAAAAAGGGCAATGTGCGATTGAATGATGACAGAACAATTGTTAATTATTGGTCAAACAAGGGTATTCCCTCTGGTAAAGACCCCGGATATGGATATGAGTCTGGAGCAATACATTTTGGTCCTGAATTACATGATATATTGAATAATTCAGCCTTCATGCAGGCAGTTCGTTATTTGGCTCAAACAGGTACATCTATCAGTGGAATGAATGAACGTACACTACCTGAGATGTTGACCTCTCAAGCACATCTTCAACAAGATATGGGGCGTAATTACATCAATCCACATCTACTATCTTCTCAACCCGGCCATGAGATACATCGCTTTCCAACACGTAAAAGTGGTAAATTGGATATGAGTGAAATGGCAGGAAGATTTGGTTTTGAAGACCAAATGCACCATCCAGAAGGGCTACATGCATCACAAATTATGCATCATCTCCCTTACGAGTTTTTCAGTAAGGATGGGAGAGCCATGAATACTGAGAGTATTGCTAAAGAGATAACTGGAATTATGCAACATCCTGATGCTTTGAATCATTTTTCACAAATAGAAGTTCCCGGTGGCGGTACGTTGGCAGATTATAACAACCCTGAAGGAATTTCTGCTTTAGCAGAATACATATCTCGTAAACCTGCAACAAAATTATTGTTTGGTGGTAGAGGATATACTCAAGGGAAAAGTGAAGATGGGCGTAAAAAAGGTAGTCAAGTCTACAATATGGTACAAGGTCTTGTAAATTCATTAGATGAAGAAGGCATGCAGAAATTTCATGCCCATAAGCAAAGTATGGGTCAATCCGCTTCCCATCGTGGTATAACAACTGATATTGCTGCTTTGGCTAATGTGTTTGGTCCACATTCGGAGCGAGCAGACCGTGCACATTTTCATGCGAATACAGATAATCATGACGAAGAAAACGATGCACGACTTTTGATTGAACATTTAGCAAGAGGGCATATGATTGCCAATAGTTTAGGGCATCATACTCCACGGCCAGAACAATCAACTGGAGTACCTCATTATGACGCAACTCAAGGGGTTCCCTACGAACAACTTGTAGGGTCACATAATCGCAATCTTGCGGAACAGGGCGTATATGGACACAGTCCACCTGCTCCAGCCCCCGCACCCGCATCTGTACCAAAAGGGTCTGCTCAATTAGATTTAGGAGCACTTTACACACAGGCCGATGATAAAGAAAAAGAATTGGCTCGTCGTTGGGCCACAGGAGAGCCAACTCCTGATGGTACATTGGGTCCTTGGATGAAGACTACTTCTGTTGGTTGGGATAGTGCAAAGGCACTTGCACGCTCAGATGAATTGCGTAAATTTTGGAAGTGTGTGCGATGAGTGAGCCAATAGATTATGCATGGGGCATGCTCAAGCAACAAGATGGTGGTGGGTTTAATGTTGTCCAACAAGCAGCCCCCGGACTTCAATTCAGTTTACCTATGGGGGGTGGTGAAAAAAGAAAAAAGGGCCCCGGTTTGTTTTCACGATTAAGAAAACCAAAAAGTGAACATTTGGCAACTATGGAGCAACAAGCACAACAAGCAGCACAAAAAAAATATCCTCTCCGTGGAGACGACCCAGTTCAACAAACTCCCCCACCTTTACCGGGTCGAGGAAGAAATGCTTTAGGTGCTGCATTGAGTGGTGGTAAATTATTAGGACAATTAGGTGCCGCAGCCTTATCAGCCGCTGATGCTCAGCAAAGTGGTAGTTTAATGGGCACTTTAGGTGCTGCCCAATCTGGTTATCTTCAGGCTGGTGCGGCCTTGAGCCCATTAGATAGATTTTCACAACGCACACAAGATATGTATGGTGCTCGTCAAGATTATGAAACAGAGCAAGCAATGGCGGCACAACAAGCACAACAACAAACAGAACTTGATGAAGAAGCGAAAACCTTAGCAGAAGAAGGGGCACAGGAGCCGGGACCAGTAAATGTTGGTGGAGGTCAAGTGGGGGGACAAACTCCTACTCCCACCACTGCTCCCACCACTGCTCCCACCACTGCTCCCACCACTGCTCCCACCACTGCTCCCACCACTACTCCCACCACTACTCCTGCCCTGTCACCACCACCGGCCTCACCATCTGGTCCCCCAGTACCAGCGATGGGACAACCAAATCCACAAGAAAAGGCTGCTGAAGAGGCCCAAAAACAGGCTCTACTAATACAGCAGCAGCAGGCTCAGCAGGAGCAGCAGGAGCAGCAGAAGAAAAATAATGCAGCACAACAAGAGTTTCTCAACAACCAATTCGACCTGACGACAGGTAAATTTACAGGAGGTAATTGATGACTGAAGCAGTCGACATGCAACAAATGGTCCTTGAAGTGGACCGTGAGATGTGTGCAAAATCATTCCATTACTTCTTTACTGATGTTTTGGGGTTTCATTACAGTCATCATCATGAGCAATGGGTAGAGAATCTGCAGAAGGACCGCTATTACGTGGTCAAAGCGAGTCGTGACCACGGTAAATCCACTCTGTTCATGTCATATGCACTGTGGCTGGCTGCATTCACCCCTAGCACCCATATCATGGTTTTCTCTCACTCATTGGAGCAGACATTGGAGCACATGAGATTCATTCGCACACAAATTGTCACTCATCCAGTTCTTTCTCATCTCAAGCCAGAAGGTCGCCCTTGGGCTAAATCTTATCTGGATTTCACCAACAAGAGTCGTATCATGGGTAAATCGGTTGGTGGAGCAACTCGTGGTTTCCACCCTGATGTGGTTGTATGTGATGATATTCTATGGGGTAGCACAGTGAATGAGTTGGCTCGTACTGCTGATTGGTTTTACTCAGTTCTTCTCCCTGTTCTGCACCACACAGGGCGTCTTATGATGGTAGGGACTCCATTTAGTTATAGTGACCTGTATTCTGAATTGGAGCGCAAGGATGCATTCAAGGTCGAGACTTTTCCCGCCATTAATGAAAATGGTGAGGCCCTTTGGCCCGAGCGTTGGGACTTAGATGCGCTAGACCAGCGGCGCATGTCGATGCCTGCTATTCAGTTTGCACGTGAGTATCTGTGTGAGCCGATTCATGATGTTGCCAGTATGTTCCCGATGGACATACTTGAGGCAGCAAGAGACCCTGAGTTAAGCCTATTACAGAGGGCAGAAACTAATGATGATGGCACTCCTTTTGGTCAACATTTCGTCGGTTGGGACCCTGCTATTGCTTCTGATAAAAACGCTGATTATACTGCCATGGTTGTCATGAGAATGCCTGATGATGAGATTAAACAAGTCATTCATGCTGTTCATGAAAAGGGATTGAATTCTCAAGCACAGCGTCGTATGATGATGTTGCTCAACAATCGTTTTCATGCGGATTTGATTGAATTAGAAGGTAACAACTTCCAGCGCATGTTTGCAATGGAGATGAGGGATACTGACATTCCTATTCGTACATTCATGACAACTCGACAAAAGAAAGAGAGTTTGTTTATGAGCCTCCTTCTTGCGTTTGAGCAAGGTAAAATTCGTACTCCATATGGAGATGAAGAGAGTAAGAGATTCACGCACAAGTTAGAAACCGAACTCAATCGTTTTGGAATGACAAAATGGGGTCGACTTGAGAGTGTGGGTACTCACGATGACCTTGCTATGGGCTTAGCGTTAGCAAATTGGGCTACAAAAGAGTTCAAGGGCAGTATTGTGATGTTAGATGATTATTTACCGGGTTTCGATGATTGGGTCATGGGTAATCCCAAAAAGCCGTCTTGGTTTGGTGTTTGATGTGGTGTGGGCATCTTCTTTATTGAATGAGATGGAGGATGTTCCTCGTTTTGAATCAATTTCCAAAGAGATGACAGAAGTGTGTGGGGAGTTACTTAGACATCCACTTTATGCAAAATATCCTGATGTGGTGGCAAAATCAGTCAAAGAAATGTTAGGTGTTGGGGATTATGAAACCCCCATACCATTTGGTCATGAAGGTGAGGGATGGTTTGAATTACATATGGGGCGTTCAGCCAATGAAGTTGTGAGGTCTCTTCGTAAGGCTCGTAGACAACACAAAGACATGAAAGAAGATATTGATATTGTGATACGTAGTGTTCGTAAATTGAAAAAAGAGGAAGTAGAGGCCACTCTCAAATCATTAGGGTGGGCATTAGAACATCAAATCACAATACGCAATATGGGATTGAGTGATAAGATGTTAAAGAATTTGAGATTGCGGGGCATAGAGCGTAAAGATGTGCTATTGAGGGCTTGTGGGCGTTGGGAGCGGGCAGACTCATTACTCAAGACCTTAGAAGAACATGAAGGGGGTTGGGGTGAAGACGAACAAAAGAAATGGGTATGGGCCATGGATGAGCGCACAAGTGCTAAGAAATCGTGGACAAGCGCTCTCAATCCTCGTGATATGTTGAATAAAAGTGAACAAGAATGTATGTCCCTTGCTATGGATGAATTAAGAGATAAGGGAGCAATGGACGCTGCGACTATTTTGGATAATATATTGGATAAGTCATCTGGTAATCTCAAACGAATGTTGACAACACGGCGATTGGGCTTATTGTTCAAAATGTATGGGGATGAATATGGTGTCATGAAAGGGGCCCGTAAGGGCCAGTATATTCTCAAAGAGAAGGGGGAATTAGTTCTCAAAGAAGATGAGGCTTGGCCATATGCCGCTGGTTTTCTTGATGCTGATGGTTATATTTCAATTACTGGTAGAGGAGAGCCCAGAGCGGGGTTCATAGCCACGGGTGACCGGGGTAGGGCACATTGTGAAGCGTTACACAAAACATTGGGATGTGGTGTTCTACAACTTGACCAGAAAGTGTACAAAGATGGTCAAAGGAGTCAACATCGTCTACAATTTTACTCTAAAGATGACATGCGTAAACTATTGGTAGGCATACAGCCCCATTTGCGTCTAAAGGGTATGCAAGCCAAGGCAGTGCTTGCTTTCATTGATGAAAGTGACCCTTTGAGAAAACAAAATCTCAAGCGATTGGTTCAGTATGAGAATTGGTCAGATAACGAGTCAAAAAGTCAGAAAATGTTGACTGATTGGGGTGTCAACATTGATACAGTAGCGAAGTGGCGGGATGAACTATGAGCGATAGGCAAGGACCAGTCAGACGGGTTATATCAGCCCTTACTCGCCCCTTTCGGCGTAAATCTACTCCTGAACCCATCATGCCTTTGTGGACAACTGGCATACAAGAGCCAGTTTTAGCACAGGGGATTACCATCCCTGCTTTGTATGCAGTGGCCAGTGAGAATTTGATTTTGCGCACAGTTCTTACTACTATTAATCAAGAAATGTTTCGTCGTGGTTATTATTGGCTACCAAAATTTGTCAAAAAATGTGACCAATGCCATGAAGAGTTTCAACATGATTTAGAAGCGTGCAATAAGTGTGGAGGTGGAGTTGTTGCTCCTGACCATGAACAATTGAATTATCCTCAATGGTTATTACAACAAGACAACTCAATGGGACAATCTTTTCTTGATGTTCTCAGAGAAGTTGAATATGACCTTGATGTGGTCGATGATGCATTTTTGATTCTGGTGAAGGAGTATTATTTGGATGAAAAGGGTCAACCAATTATGTCTCGTGTCAAAGAGGTAGTTCGTGGTGACCCTATCTTCATGCGCATTGTGGCAGATAAAAGAGGCGTAAGAGGGGGCAAATATCGAATTCGTCTTAAAGACCGTGTGAAACCCATCTACCCCGGAGCAAGTGATTATGATGAGGATGAGATGTTTGATGTACACTTTGTCAACACTGCGGGTAGTGGAAAAACACAATATTTCATCAAAGGAGAGGTGCTTCATGTTAGCAAATACAATCCAAGTAAATTGTATGGTAAGGCTCCTGTAAACACCCTATGGCGTCAAGCAATGACATTGACTGCTATGGATAATTACATTTACACTGCTTATCAGAAGCGACGCACTCCAAAAGGCATTATCAGTGTTACAACTGACAATTTGGAATCTATGAAATCCTTCTGGAAAGCAGTAGATGAAAAGATGGAGAGAGACCCCCACTATGTTCCTAAGGTGGGCATTGAGTCTTCCAGTGGAAGAGGTGGGGTCAATTGGGTCAAATTTATGGATACATTAGAGGAGATGCAGTATATTGCAGTGCGAGATGAAATTCGTATGCGCATGGCTGCTTTCTATGGTGTGTCCAATGTTTTCATGATGGACACTGGTAAATCTGGTGGTTTGAATAATGAGGGCATGCAAATGGTGGTCACAAATCGAGCAGTTGAATTTGGGCAAAAGGTGTACACAGATACTCTGTTTCCTAAAATACTCGCTGAGATGGGTGTTATAGATTGGAAACTTGCTCTATATCCAAGTGAAGAAGAAGATGAAATTACACGTCTGCGTAGAGATGAGATGGAAGTTAACATCGCTCAGCGAATGATGATGCTTGGTTTCAAACCTGAACTCAAATCAGAAGGTGAAGAAGATTTGAGATTTGTTTACACTAGTCCAGAAGAAGGACAACAGCCCGGTATGGGCGGTGGTATGCCAATGCAGGGTGGTGGTATGCCAATGCAGGGTGGTGGTATGCCAATGCAAGGTGGTATGCCAATGCAGGGTGGTATGCCACATGGCAGCATGACAATGCCCGGTGCCCAGCCCGGAGGAGAAGGAGCAGGATTGCGTAATCGTGGACCTGCTTCTCCACAAAGCCGCAGTGGTGTGAGTGGTTCGCCAGTTTCAAGTGTTCAACAAAGGGGACCGCAACCCGGACCAGCGCAACGAAATTCTAAGGCACTGATGGACGCAAGGCGACCTCGTGGGGCATAAGAACATTGAAACATGGGAGCCCTTTGGAGTGATTGATATGACCGAATTATCGAAGATGGACCCCATGGCTCGCAAACTTGGGGCCGAAGTAGAATCCTTTCACAAGGCTATAGATTCAGGTGATGTAGGCAACGCTCGACATCACATTAATGAAATACAGAAGTTTGCTCAATATTTAGCAAGCGATATTGAAAGTGCAGTTACAAAGGCTGAGAAATCAATAGGCATTAATGATGTATATGCTGGTGGCGTACCAGTGCGCAAATTCAAGCAAAGTGAGCGTAGTTATCAGAGCAATCCAAATGTTCTACCGGGATATGTGCGTGCAACTACTGTGCGCTCCCCAATGAAGCAATTGAGTCAACGGGATTTGTGATTATATGAGTGAAGAAGATGGTGCAAGCCGTCTTATGGAGACCCTTATCACAAAGATGGAGTCTATGGATGGACAACTTCAGATGTTACAGTCTGAAAACACCATTTTGAAACAGATTCTTATGGACCCAGCCGCTCTTTTGCGTAAAGCGGGATTTGTTTCCACAAGCACTCCTTTTGCTGAGGGTATGATTGTTGATGCTTTCCGTGGAGATGATGATTCTATACTCAAGGGAACAGATGAGTTGTCTGTACCAGACAATAATGAAGAGTTCCATGCAATGAGTTGGGACGATATTCACGCCATGGCAGACAATGCTAAATCACTCGGTCTAACAGACCAATCAGTTCCATCAATAGCGGGGTTAGACGCATGAGACCAAGGTACAGTGAAATATCACCAGAAGTAGAAGATTTGATGCTCAAGGCATTGCGTTTGAATGAGCGCATTGAGAAGGCTAAAGATAAGAAATGCTCCAAATGTGATAAAGAGTGCAATTGTGACAAAGAAGGCTATATGGAGAAATCCCAACCAGAATATACTGGCCATAAAGAAGGGTCAACTGTTGGCCCATCTCATTTTGTAACAGAAACTGGTGGGCAAGTTCATACCGCCCCTTATTGGACTAATGGTAACACAATTGAGTCTGAAGACGTTACCAATAAAGGAGCAAAGAAAGAAGCGGTTAATCTCGATTCTATACACCTGAATCCTCACACTAAGACAGGTGCAGACAGACTTGTTGACGGTGGCTCTCGGTGAGGTCATGTGTCAATCGAGGGACCTGTTGAAATCTATCTGAGAGCCCGCTCAGATGTGCTCAAATCTCTTTTCGATGGCATAGATACTGTAGATTCTGCGGCTGCTTATCGTTTTGCTCTGCGTAATTTACAGAGACATGATGCTGTTCACATCACTAAGAGTGATGATGTAATGGCACGGGTTTTCAGTGATATGGTTTTGTTAAAAGATGTCACTGATGTGCCTCTTGGTCCATTTAGTGGCCGCATTAATTCCGCAATACCTATTGATTATGGACAAGGGGTGCAAGAAGAGGGAGAAGAAGGATTGATTCATGGTGCTTGGCCACAGATGGACCCCACTCATTTGATACAGGGTCGCAATACCCCAGAAGGGCCCTTTAGGGACCATAGTCCCTTTTCTGAATCTATTCATCCCTTATTACATGGTAATCGTTTTGTTGATGTTCTAAGAGGATATTATTTGAGACCAGACCCCCATACTGAATCTTTGGCAGAAAAAGAAGCCAAGATGGAATTATCACATCAAAACAGATGGAAGCATACACCGGCTTTTGATAACAACTTCTTGGGGAGTTTACAAGACGACCACTCTGCTCATGATTATTATGACACTGATTTTTTGAGATGGTTGAAAAATCAAAACATCGGTGAGGCAGAATTAGATGATGAAATGAAACACAAATTACGTGAAGAGCATTTTAATCAACGTGCTGAGCAATGGACTGGTGGTGAACATTATAAAGATGAAAATGGATTACATTCACGCAAACTTGGTTGGTTAGGATATAATCTTGGTCTCGAATTTATGCCCCCAGAACGGAGAACAGAAATTGTTGGACATTTGTATAAACACGGTTCTGATAGAGAAGAAGCAATACCTCATATGGCTGCTGCACGCCTAAAGCGCAATTTCATTTCACGCACTGCTGGTGAAAAGAATTGGATGGTTGGTGCAGATATGAATTCTGGGCCTAATGTGGCCCCTATACATGAAAAATCACACAAAGGAGGAGACGTTAATTTACGATATTTCACTGTTGCCGCCCATGGGGTAAACACAATTGGGAAGAAGGGAGAGGAGGGTGATTCTGTTTATGAACGATTATGGAACAATCATCGTAAAATGGTAGATGATGATGATGCTCCTTTACCGGGCTATAAACAAGGCTATAGTGATTGGGGTGATAACCAAGAGGGACAAATGCATCCTGATTTATTTAATATGTTAGCGGGTTTAGATGAAAATGGAAATTTATATCCCAAAGGAGAACACCCTTTATATGGTGAAAAGTGGACAGGGAAAAAGGTTTTGGAACCTGAAACTATTGAAAAATTCAAAAACACGGCAAAGAATATGCAAGGATATGCTGCTCATCAAAAAGACATTCGTAATGCCTATTTGGCATATCGTAATATGTTTGGTCCTAACCCTGAGTTTATTTCACAAGAGGGTGACCTTGATTATTATCACGACCATGGTGACCTTTCTCGTACCTTTGCTTCACATTGGATGGAGCCATTTCATCAAACTGGGGGCATAGCGAGAGAGGAGGAAACATACATTGACATGTTACATGATTTTTTAACAACAGTTTATGCACCTTTAGAGGAACATGAAAGGGTTGGTGGGGGGCCAACACATCAATCATTTTCATTTTTGGGAAATGGTTTTCATGATGCTCATCCAGAAGATGAAACAAAAAGGGGACCTAAAAGGTCTTCAATAAAAATAGAGACAACCCAACCAGATTTAGTGGGCCAACAGGCTGCCGTGGGTGAAAAAGTAAGAACAGAAGAGCAAATGAATAGATGGTTACAATCAGTAAACATAGAGAACCCTGTTATTGGTTTTCGAGATGATATGGCGGGTTTGTTAGCAAATTTGCACCCAACAGTTCATGGTCACAAAAATATAGAGTATGGACCTAAGGGGGCCCCTGCTGGTGTGGGTAAGGAAGTTACTAATCCCAAATATTCTGATATGATTGGAGGAAAGCAAGGATTGGTCGATAAAGAAGGAAAATTATTATTGGGCTCTCGGCGTTTAGTCCACGGTAAACTTGAACCACATGAAATTCTTTCCATGGGTAATGCATCCCATTCCTTTGTTGATGAAAACCATCAATTAAAGGAACTCTCCACAACAACAAATCATAATCAAAGGGCTAACATTTCAACACCTCATGGTGCGGCTGTTCAGGCATGGTTAGATGACCCAAAATTCGGTAGACCATATCACAGTAAGTCAAAAATACCAAGTTCACCAACAACATGGTTTGATGGTCGAGGTAAAATATTGACTACTGGTTTAGGTCTTCCATCCAGATATGGTAGAGAACGAAAGATACAAGAACAATCTGGTTTTTTTGACCCTGACCTTTTTCATATTCCTGAGAATCTTTCTGTAGAGGAAAAAGAAAACAGAGAGAGAAAAATTCGTGGAATGTCAAATCCAATTATAGAGCCAACTGATTTTGCACATTTGTCAGATAAACATATTCAAAGTTATATTTTACGTACTTTGTTGCGTCAGATAATACCACCCGGACAGTCTCCAAAATGGGAAAGAGACCACGATAGAGGGGAACATGAAAAAATATTATCTTCTGGGGATTTTCTTCAATCAATTAAAGACCAAAGAGGAAGACCATACAAGAATCGTTATGGTAAAAATGCAAAAGTTATGTCATTTCATAAAGTCCCCCCAGAAGAATACGCAGTATCTGACCCCCGTTTACACCATATTATGCAACAACGAGAAGTTGATGTAAGAGGAATGGTAACTGGTGATTTGTCAGAAGAAAGGGGCATGAGCCGCTATGACAGAGAGTTTGATAAAGTCATTAATAGTCATATGAATGCCATCACGAATGTAACAAAAACACTTAGAGAAAAAATAGAGCAACAACAACCTGAGTTCTTCTCCCGCCATAAAAATGACCCACAAGCATTGTTATCAAATGCACTTGAATTATTCAGAAATGGCCAATTATCATTATTCAGCACGCCCCATGAAGTACATGGTCAAATGGGCCACACTATGGTCCCAAAAGAAACTGATGAAGTATCTAATAAAGATATAATTGAACACCCTATGTCTCATTTGGCACAAGGCTTGAATGAACACCAAGGAGTGATTTCTCAAAATATGGATAAGGGAGAGTTGTTTGAAACTCTTGGTTTCAATCCTTTAGATAAACATCATCAAGAGATTGTACAAAAACTACAAGCGAAGATGAATAAAAAGGAACCAGTGCAGGCTATGACATTAAGTCAAGCACTTATGAGTGGTTTATTGGATGGGTTTGTGAAAGATGATATTAGTGAACACACAAAAGATGTAGAGCATATTGGGGACTTTTTGACATCTAAAGATGTTATGCGTAATAAAGAGACCAGAAAAGAACCTACTCCTCTTTTCTTTAGACAACTTGCAAAAAAGTTGAAACTAATTTTTTCTCCTGATGAGTTACAAAGAAACAATTTGACATTGGTAAATGCACCAAATCGTCCTTCTGTAGAAGATGGTCGTACACAGAAAAAGGTAGGTGGTCGGGTAATTGAAGGTAAAACAACAGGGACTCAAGACACTAAAGTAAAAAACAGACTCAGAGACGCTGCAAAAATGTTTGATAGTGTTTTATTATACACTCCTTCAGACATAGTTGACCACACAAAGGAAAAGAAGCAAAAATATTCAGGTAATGATTGGGGAGAAGCCCCTATAGATTTATCGAAGCCGGGGTCTCATTCAGTGCACGATTTACTCAATGGCCCTCGCTTAAGTTGGGGTTGGGGCATGTTGCCTGATTATACATTAGGATTAGCGGAAAATGGAGATATTACAATTAAAAACCTCCCTGTGCGAGAAACACCATTGATGAGAGTTCCTCATAAGTATTTATTCGATGTATTTCCTGAATTAAATGGTATGTTGACTGGGGATGAGCACATATCCTCCCCCCAAGGCCTACGGCCTACTTCTGCGGGGCATTCACAGAGAGATGTGGGCATTGGTGTAGATGGTGGAGGATTATTTGCAACTTCAATTCAAGAAATCGACACTCTTGGTCTATTAGACAATGTTTTCTTCAAAACACCTCGACCTGACCCCATTCTTCCTATGCACCGTATCTTCAATGTTGATGATTTAGATTCTCTTCGTGGGTTCACAGGAGAGTGGGTTGTCACTTCTTGGCCAAAGGGTGAGCGTATTATGTTGACACGCAAAGGAGATAATTTCACTGCCCAGACCACCCTTAATGAAAAAATAGAGGTCCCTAAGCAGGTACAGAAGGATGCAAAGAAATCAAGTGAGAAAGATTTCGTTCTGGATGGAATGCTACATAAGAAGCGCTTCTATGTGATAGATGTACTCAAAGTTGAAGATGATGATATTCATGAAATGAAGGCAACAGAGCGAGTCCGATTGTTGAGGGCTACCTTTGAGCCACATGAGCATTTCCAACCCCCTTCCCCTTCAACTCTGCGCACAACTGACGATGACGGTCTTGAGGACGCTATTGCTGAATTAGAGCAACCTATTCTGTTAAGAGATGCCCAATCTACCTACATGCGTGGAGAATTAAGACATCCTAAGTGGGTTATTTTACAGAAAGGAAAGAAAGTTGACCTCATCATTCTTGACCGTTCAGGAACTGGTACCTATACCTATAGACTGGGGGCGGGCCCTATATTTGACACAGAAGGGTTAGGCCCCCGAGCAGTGAAAACTAAGAAGCATACTTACATGGATGTAGGGACGGTTTTTCGTTCACCTCAGCGTTATGAAATAGGACACAGTGTCAAAGTCACTGTTGCTTCTGTAAAGGAAAAGAAGCAGAAGGGGCGCTCTTTGTTTACTGTGCGGGGAGGAAAGATTCACGGTGAAGGTGATGGCCCTGCGAGTATTGAGACACTGGGCATTTTAGCAAAATCTGTACCAGTGTGGTCTCCTACGAAAGTTTCACTTGAGGAGAATTTCTTGAAAATTGAATTACCTCATTTAGAGAATGATGTGTTATACAAGATGTATCCTAATGAATTAGGAGTTGAATTACAAGAGCCACAAGTATCTCTTCCTGACCAAAACGATAGTGATTACGTTATTCGTCTATGTGAAGCAATACGTGATGATTGGGAGCCTGTTGCTGCCGCTTTGCTCAAAAGTAAGAAGATAGCAGTTAAGATGTCTGAAAAGGACCGTAAGAAATTGGCTGAACCCCCTAAGAAAGTCGATAACCCTGAGCCCCATGAACCATTTCTTGAGCCCAAAATAGTGCCGGGCACTTTCCATAAACCAACAGAGGAAGATTTGACTATCAAAGCAGCCACATTGGCTGCTAAATTGATGGACCGTATTGCTAAAGAGCGTATGGCGACTATTGGTATTGAGAGTTTAGCAATCAATCATGGGACAGGAGAGGCAGCCCCCCGTGGTCCTACTACAATTGATGGTGGGGCCACCATGCCTGATTGGGATTCTTCTAATAGTGAATATACAGAAGAAAAAGAAGCAGAAGAAGAAAGAAAATATGAAAGACGCAAGAAAGAGAAGAATGCTTCCGTATTAAATAGATGAGAGTTTTGCGCACATATGATATTATGTTAGACATGCGAGTGCCCTTGCAAGATATTCAATTGTTGAAATCCGATGACCTTGTGGTTGCTGGTTACGCCAGTGTGGAGTTAGTCGATAAACAGGGTGACCTTATTACACGTGAAGCATTGCGTGATGCTTTCAAGAAATATATGGCCGCCCCTGAGTATAGTAATGTGCAATTGGCTCACTCCAATATACAAGTTGGTAGTGTCGTTCCTGAATACATAGATAGTCAAGGTAAGGTTTGGAAGTCGGAAGTTGATGATGTTGGTATGTTTGTAGTAGTGCAACTACGAGATGACATAGAAAAGGCACGAGAGGTTGCCTCAGAAATAAGAAAGGGAAATTTGCGTGGATTTAGTATCGGTGGCCAAGCGTTCAAAAGAATGAATAAATCTGATTCTAAGCACGGAGATTATCGTGAAATCAGCAAACTGGAACTCCATGAGGTCACAATTTGTGAAAAAGGAATCAATCCAGAGTCGACCTTCCGTATTATTAAGGAAGACGTTAGCAAGGGGGAGCATATGACAGCCTTGGACGAACTATCTGACGTTCTCAATCGACTGGAAACTCGCCTCGATTCTATGGAAAAGAGTGACGAAGTAGAAAAGAAAGCCCCTCCCTTCATTGAAGAAGCAAAAGAAGAGGCGGCTGACGAGGAGAAAGATGAAAAGAAAGACGAGAAGAAAGACAAAGATGACGCAAAGAAGTCTGATGATGAGTTCATCAGTGAAGAATATCTTAACTTCCTTGAGGGTGTCGCTAAATCTGCAAATTATGATGTGGGTAAGGCCCGAGCACACTTCGCTGACCCAGATTCAATGGAGAAGGCACAACTCGGTGGATTCGATAATCCAGATTCAATAGATGGCGCTGACTACTTCGCTGGACAAGTCAAAGGACGGGCCCAAGAGAGTGGTTCGCCTTCAACCAATGCTATCAAGAATATGGGACTTGGTGGAAGTGATACAATGCAGGCCAAGAAAGGTTTCCTTAGCCCAAATGAGGTTACAGACGCTGACATCGAGAAGGCTTACGAAGTCTACAGGGCAGCATCCACTGAGCAGCAGTTCAAAGAGAACCTCGGTGGTTTCTTCGCTGAGAGACTCAATAAAGAACAGAGGCATGAACAAGAAATGGCCGCTCGACAAGACTTTGATGCACGTGGACCTCTTGCAGACATCACCAAGGCAATCTCTGGTCTTTCTGACAGAATTGATAATCTTTCATCAACCCAGAGCACCACCATCCAGAAGTCTGGCGGAGAGAGTGCTTCCCACATACCAATCCCTGAGAGCGCAGAATTAGCAGGAATGTCATGGAGTGAAGTTCATGACCTTGCTAACCAAGTTATCAGGAGGGATTGAGAATGGCACGAAACTACGTAAGGACAGTCACAGATTTGGAACGCTACTACTATGGTGCAGGTAACGCAATGGGGTACTCATACTCCGGTAGCGAACTGTTGAAGGCTGACAGCCCAATGCTGTCGACCACTGCAGGTACTTACCAAGCCATCTATGGCCGCAAAGTGTGGTCTCAACTGAACCAAGAATTCAACGCCTTCAGCATTCTGCCGAAGAAGCCATGGGACCGAAGTGGTTGGAGAGTTATTACAGCCAAGCCAAACTCTGGAACAGTCCACGGTGGAGTAGCAGAGAATGCAACTCTTCCTGACACGGTTCGTCCAACATTCCAGAATGTTGCAGCCAAGCCAAAGACGGTGGCTCACACCTTCGACATGTCGGAGACTGCCATCTTCCTCGCTGACAAGGACGACGGTCTGGGTGACATTCGAGCAGTCATGAAGGAAGAAATGGGCAAGCACCACGCTGAGATGGTGAACAAGATGCTTCTGACTGATGTGACCACGGTCGCTGGGAACAATTTCGAGTCCCTTGACAGAATCACAACTGGAAACACCTCGATGACCTCTGGCACTCACTACAACGCAGCCGATGAGGATATCTTCAGCATCGACCGCAGTGCAAACACGTGGGCTTTCGCAGAAGATGAGGCAAACTCAGCCAGCACAAACAGAACTCTGAGTCTTGACCACCTTGACAATCTTTTCCAGCAACTCTGGACTCGTGGTGGCAACCCTAAGGTTATGCTGACTGGATACGACACGCTGATGAGAATCCAACAACTCCTCCAGAGCCAGCAGCGCTTCATGGAAGAGAAGAGAGTGGTTCCATCCTACAATGGTGTACAGGGCGTTCCCGGTGTCGAAGCCGGATTCATCGTGGCTACCTACAATGGTGTCCCAATCATCCCAACCAAGGACATGACAAGTGACGGAATCGGTAGAATCTACTATCTTGATACAGATTATCTCTGGTTCAGCACAGCAATTCCAACCCAGTACTTTGAGTCCGGTATTGAGACTGGTGACCCATTCGGCATCAACCGACTTGGTCAGGAAGGTCTCTATCGAACAATGGGCGAAATCTGGTGCTCTTTCTTTGGGGCACAGGGGAGCGTTCGAGACTTGCAGTGAGGGTCTGGAGAAATAGAAAAAAAAAATGGAGATGAAAAATAATGGCACATAGTAATCTGACAGTCACGACCACCTATCTTGACATTGGTATCCATAATGGTGCTCCTGTCAACTATCCAGATGCGGATGGAACTGTAGCGGCTAACACGCTCTGGCAGCGTGGCCCTGCGGGCACTGCGTACCCCGGAAACCTAGACTCTTTCACAGCAACAAACACCGAATCCACTGAAGACAGCCACCAACTACGACTTATCTCGTGCATGGTAACTGGAGACACTGGAACAACCCAAGTGTTTGATGTCGCAGCATATGATAGCAGCCTCAACTACATCTACGCTGTTGTCTCTCTAATCAACAATACAGATACCGATGAGTCCCTTCTGGCCGCTGCTACAGTCGTAGCACACGAGTCAGGTACTCTGAGTTTCACTGTTGGTGGAGCGACTGACACAACGCTGATTACCCTGATAGCAGGTTGAGGTGGCTAAATGGCCACTGTGACATATCTTGGTCCACAGTATTCTCGTAATGCCTTTGATGGTAGAGAATGGCTGCGGAGGGTTCCGAGAGAAGTCACCGCACAATGGGTAGAGGCTAACTCTGTACATCTTCGTGCAGAATGTTGGCTTATTGAGGGGGCAGAAGTCAAAGATGCCCCTCCTGCGCCAGTTGAAGTGGTCGAAGAAGCCGCCCCTCCCGCCTCAGATACTGATGGTATTCCTGATAGTGAATGGACCCGTGCGGCCATTCGAGAATGGTTGTCTGAAAAAGAAATTTCAGTCCCAAGGACCTATACAACCAAGGCAAAATTACTCTCACTGGTGGAGGAACATCTAAATCCAACACCTGTTGAGGACAATACGGAGTAATGATGGAACATGGCATTTAGTAGCACGATTGATACAAGAACACACGCAATGGGCAACATGCTCATGATGACTGGAACTTTCAATGCGGCGAGCGTTGCAACAGGGACAATAGACCTATCAGAGACCCTAAGCAAGATTTTTGCTTGTGGGGTCACTGGAGATACATTCGGTGATGTTACAGGTGGGGGAGTCGATGGCGCATTCGCAATAGTGACCGATGCAAACCCAAACAAAATAGTACTCGACTGTGTAGCCAGCAACACTGGCTCTTGGTGGGCTTTGGGACAGCGTTGAGGTGAGATTTTGTGGCACTTGACGCATACACATTCACTTACCCACCAGTAAGGGCTCATCCGTCAGGGATTTTTATCAACAATAGCGCTGGCTATGCCAAGGGTCTAACAAGTGCTCTGACTGTTGATGGTACCGACGCCACTACAGTTTTCAAAGCGGCGGCTGCTCTTTACAAGATATATATCAAAAATAGTGCAGGTGCTTATCTTTTTGCGGGGAAAATTACCGCTGTTGGCGATGCTAATACCATTGCCGTTGGTGGAGGTCTTCTTCATGCATTAACAGATAATGATGAATTATATGTTGGACTTGATGGAATACTTAACAAAGAAATGGCTGAGCGGGGCGTCACTGACAATTCCAAAATACTTGCTTTTGAATCTGATGTCATTCGTGGCGAAATCACCTATACTATAATCTATAACACGTGATAGAAATGGAACAAGCAACATTTGACCTGAAAGACATCCAACGCTTACAGAAGCGTGGTATTCGTCAGGCTGAAGCACAGGGGGCCGCTGTGGCCCCTGAGGGAGAGCGAGACACACTTCCGGGTTGGTTCACGAAGAAGAAGCAGCGATATAGTAAAGTTAAGGATGTTCTCAACATTGGTAGTGGCACAAGGTGTACAAATTGCGGGCTGCTTCATTTCTGTTGGGTAGATAAGTGTCGTGGGTGTACCCATGCTATGGATTTTAACCTTGGGCACCGAGACGATGAGGCGAGATTATGAGTAGAATGATATTAGTAACAAAGAGTTGGAATCCAACAGTGAAAAATCAGCCAATACATTGGCGAAATAACAACAAAGGGAAATGGCATAAAAACGTGGTAGATATCCACCCCTCACACAAAAAAGGACAACATCTCACAGTTGGGCGTGTTTCTAATAGAATGGGAGTCTCTATAGATGAATTGTTAGGACCAGACTCAAAACATGGCGTCAAATTTGTTGATAGGGATGGAAAAACAACTGACCCCAATAGCGCTGTACAAGAAGCATACCCACATCACAGTCTGAGCGGAGCCGGAGAGGACGACTCTTCTTCCCAGTCATCATCAACTGAAGATACCTCCACGTCTGATTCTGGTTCTGCTCAGGCACCTGATGACCCCGGTCAGACCAAACTGACTGATTTTGGTTTGAAAACAAAGATGCTGAAGTCACATGCTCTCGGATTAACCGCCGCTTGGGACTTTTTACTCAAAGCATTACCTCAATCTTTCTTTGCGGGGGAATCGGGGATACCACAAATAAGAAGAGAAAAATTTGATAACTTGGTAGCAGAGGGAATGGCACCAGCGCAAGCAAAATCAATTGTAGCGGCAATGTTTGGAGGAGAAATGGCAGCAGAGTATAACCGTGATGCTCCATACCGAGGAGAGGGAATACCTGAAAAAGATACAGTGCAGCAGATTACTCCACCTGTTCCAGCACGAATGAGAGATGATTTGAAACTTCGAGAAGCACGTCAAGTGGGAGCACAAGCAAGAGAACACCTGTCTCCTAAGGCACGAAGAACATTTGAAGAACAAGAGCAGATGTGAGGGCAGTGAATGCCCACAGTGTTTAGTCCCGGCGAGCCAGAAGTTCGTCCATTATATCCCACCGAAGTGGTTTACACCACTGCTGCTAAGGTAGGAGAGTTATTGGAAATAGGACCTGCCGAAGCAGTTGCGGTTAGTGCTGATTCAGAGGCTGATAGAGTATATGTCACAGGTGCAGATTATCGCAGTGTTGGGTTTTCAGTTAATGACACCATCCTCATTTACAGTGACGCTCAAGCATTGGGGATAGAGAAAACAATCACATCAATTGCTGAAGGGGGCGCTAATGGAGTGGCTTTGTATTTCACAGGTTCATTTTCTACCTCAGATTATCAAAGTGCTGATAATACATATGTGCAAAATCAAGCACCTTTCACGAATGGTAAAACCCGTGGACCGAAGAAGAGCCATGTAGAGAATCTGATTTTGCGCTATCAAGATATCATTGATAACAAAACACACAATGCTTGGAGACCTTACATGGTTACCGCAGAATACCTTAATTTCGACACTTACAAGCCCTATAGGCGTCGATATTACACTGATTATGTTGGAACAGTGCCCCTATTGTTCCGTAATATACAGCAGATGCTCAGGCTTGAGTTATGGCAAGGGGATGATTATCGTGAAGTCGCATCTGCAGAAGTGCGTGTAGAAGTTTCAGATTACAATGTGTTGAGTGGAGATTCATTGTATCTGAGCCCCGGTAATGGCTCTGTGGGAACATTGACGGTGGGCACAGGTACAACAAATTGGCGCTCGGATTTTGATAAAGTGACTACTGCTCAGAATTTGGCTGACCTCATCAATAAAGAAGACAGAGTAGGTAAGACTGCAATAGAGTTTAGCGCAAACTTCACATTAGAAGGTTCCACAGATAATGTAGCCGTGGACAATGAATTCCTTGCAACGGCCAACTCAGACTATGGTGGTGGGAAAATCAAAATCACATCTATGCGAGATGGTGCTTCTGGTGAAACTTGTACAGTGGCCACTACCGATACTACAGGATTGACCATTAGTGGGGGTTCAAATGAGAGCACAACTAGCACCTCAGTTTCGAGCACAACTGTGAACGTGGCAAGCACGAGTGGTTTTGTGGAATCGGGAGGGCTTATTCAGGTCGGTCAAGAGGTTCTATCTTACACAGGAACAACTGCTACATCCTTTACAGGTTGTGCAAATGTAAGCGGCACTCCTTTGACTACTCTCAATACCTCGGGAACAACTGCAACACAAACCAAGTTCCAAGTTGATTTCCAAGGAGGTACAAGTGTTGGAGACCACGCCCGTCTTCGTGATTGGTGGTTGGACCCAGAGTCAGGTATTGTGTACTTCAATAACTCATATCCTTTCTTTGAGTGGAATGCAGTCAAGGCATCTTACATTTATGGTGAGCGATATCTGGAGAAGGCCATTGAGGATGCCTGTACTAAGTTAGTGGCTTGCGAATTACTCATGAGTGATGACAGAAGTGTGCTCATACCTGAAGGAAGTCAAAATGTTCCTTTGGCTAACAAAATTGCGATGTGGAGACAAGACGCTGAAACCACACTTTTACGTTATACTGAGATGGTGGTTTTTGAGTGAAGCCAGAAATCAAACGCATGATTGACGACCCTAAGTTGTTTGACCCACAACGATATGTGGAATTACAAGATATAGACCAAAGAGATGAAGTTAGAGAGATGATAGAAGAGGTTGATTTCACAAGAGACCCTGACTTTATGCGACAATTGGCTACAGAAGTCACAGAAAGGCCATTGACGAAACGTGAGCGTTTGAAACAAATTGAGATTGAGAATTTACAATCTATAGCCGGTGATAATGAAATGAGTGATGTGGATAAAAAGCGCATAGAAAAAAATGTTAATCTTCAAATGTTTAATTCAAGCCCGATTCTTAGTCAGATGTCTCCTTATGTCAAGAATAAATTGAAAGAGTTTTTGAGGATTTGATATGGTATCTGCGGCATTAGAGAGTATTCCTGCCTTATTGGGAGTTCTTGATGATTGGAATCGTGGTAATACTGACAACCTCAAACCTATCATTCAAGACATCGCAGAGGTCACACCAGAGCGTGGAAAGAGGATTGACCTCCAAAGAAACGATTACGTGCTCTTGTATGAGACTGCTCACAATGAAGAAGCCCCTGAATTGTTCTATGATTTCGTCACAACTCGCATCAATATGACTGTAGATGTCCGCTCCATTCATAGTAGGGGACGTTTGCGTAAACTTGAGAATGAGTTGAGGCGACTTGTTCATACAAAACGCAAAGGGGATGGGGAAAACTACGACAGATTGTTGTTCAAATCACGCACTGATTTGTCAGACAGGACCAAGAAACTGTTTCGCATTACTTTTCAAGTCGAGATTATCACATTTGCAGAAGAAATACCGTAGAATTGAAATGCTGACCCACTCTGAGAGGAACTGATATGCCATCGACTGTGTATAAAGGGGACCTCGCAGAGGTGACGTTCGGCCACGAGACTGGCATTGTGTTAGAACATGGCACTCCGACATCTTTGGATTGGTCTATTACTCAGAATAATGATAATACAACTACGATTGCCCTTAGTGGGGCAACAACTGGTCCTACAGGGGATTCTAGTTACTTACTCTACCCTAAGAATATGTTAGTGGGGGCTCGTTTGAGAATTGTCGGAGGAGGCAATTTTGTTGATGATGACTATGCTAATCATGGTCATGTTTTCACAATTATAGAAAACCACCTCCAGAATATCAAAGTAACACCAGCGATGAAAGAAGCCGACACCACCGGTGCAGAGGCTGGTGATATTATCATCATTGACGGTTTTGGTGTCCCTTCTTTGGATAGAAGCATGTTATCAACTACGGCTGCTACAACAGCCGATGAAACAGTTCTCACAGACCAATTTCTTGGTCTTGCAGGTACTGTAACACTCCCTGAAACCAAGGCAGATATCAAGCGATATCATGTAGTTGGTCTTGGTCGAGATGTTGCAGTTCAAGCACCGGGTAAGTTTTCCTATGAAGGCGGTTCATTTGATGTATCTATGCACAGTGCTCGATGGCTTTACTATGCTCTTGGTGGTATAGTAACTATTCCTTCTCAATTAATCCCCAGTGGTACTTTCATTAACAATGTTGGTGGTTACAATTCAAGTACATCAAGTGCCATGACAACTGATGGTGTTAACCCTAACACCAACCATTTGGTAGTAGGAGACACTCTATTCAACGGTGCGGGCACATCCATAGGAATCCTTACAGCGACGGGGTCGGATAGTCTCACTGTAGGTGGAGGAACAGCGGTGGCTGTTGCAAACGATGAAGAGTTATTCATGCGACCAAAAGCAGACACTTCACTCAATGTAGCCTCGTCGGCTGGACAAACATATGTAGATTTGAGTCAAGTCAGTAGCATGAAAACAGTTAATGGTGCAGATTCACAAACATTAGCAGTTGGGGACTATATCTGTATTTATGATATTCACACAGGTACTAATGGTGGCAACCTCCTTGCTGTGCCTACTCATAAAAGTGTGGACACTTCAACTTCGACAAGTACCAGTAGTGTAACTATTGATGGCGCTAAGGTTGCCACCAATACTGCTATTGTGACCGATGCTTCACCCACTCCTCAAAGCGGTTTCAATATTGGTGAAGGTATTTTCGATGATGGTGCTGGTGTACCTGCAGATGTAAACTTTGTGGGGGTTGTTATGGACATGACAGGTAATACCAATATAACACTAGGTGCTGGTGGTCTTTTAAGTGGTTTAGATGATAATGACGCTTTACATAAAGCCACCACTCAAGATTTCTTTGGAGGGCGTGATTTCAATACTTATGCTGAGATACACGATGATAGCGGCAACCGTTTCGATAAATCATCCCGCTCTGAGATACGTCGAGTGACTGCAATATCTGGAACTCGTGTTTATATTGATGATGCGTTGCTCTTTTCTCACGATAAGGGTGTACCAATTCTTCTATACCAATATGGTACAGACACAAAAGGTTCACCAAGTTTCGTAACAGGTAGCACAACTGAGGCAGGGTCCACTGCTTCTCGATTTGGTAGAATAGAGAATGCTGTGAATCATTTGATGTTCACTCACACAGAATTACCCTCTTTTGCATTAGAAACCAGTGTTCGTAAGCGAGACACGGGTTCTTACAGTGGAGAGGACGGTGCAAATGCTCCGGGCAGTTCCACAGACAGTGGACAACTCACTCGTGTGTTCCGAGGCTGTAAAGTGGGTAGTTTCACAATGTCGGCAGATACAGATGCTGCTGTTAAATTGACTGTTGGGTTCAATGCTTCTCATTGTTATACAGACACTGGTCGTTTGGATGTGAGTAATAAGGGAGACCGTTATACTGCACACCGTATGTTTGAGAACACTGCGAATACAGACACTGCACGTCTTGAGGCAGGAATTGGAACCAAAACACAAAAACCATTCTTTTTCTATAATGGTTCAATAGAAGTTGCTGGGAAGTCAGTAGCACAAGTAACAACTTTTTCTCTCACGGGTAACACTGGGGTGACCCATGTACATACAATTGGTGCTTCACCTCTTGCTACTAACACGAACACCACAAGTGGCCTGAGCCTTGACCAAGTGCCATTTGGTGGTTCACGCAACCCAAGCATTGCTGTGGCAGGGAAGGCAACATACGATATGACAATGGAAATCATTACTGATGACCCTACTTTCTTCCACCATATGAGGGCAACTGATGAGTTCAATACTCGCACAGGTACCAGTAAAGATGGTATTAAACTCTCTTTCACAAAGCAAGGTGATGGAGACACACGTGAGCGGATAACAATCTTCATTGATGAATATTTCATCGCAGAGGCACCCATCCCTATACCTGAAGATAAGGGTATGATTCGTAGTGCTCTCAAGATAGTACCACAAACTATCAAAGTAGTATCTACAGATACTATCTTCCATTATTGAGGGATAATATGCCAAATCGTCTTTACAAAAACCCAACAACTGCCAAAGTAATGGCACCTACACCCAAGGCCACTCCTGTTGTGGTAAAAGAAGAGCCTCCAGTTTTGGAGCAAGAGGTTGATGTGTTTGACCCAGAAGCGGCCAAACCAACAGAAGACCCATTCCCAGATAACATCACAGATTACGAGTCCATGACCTACAATGATTTGAGGTCGCTCTGTAAGGAGCGTGGCTTAGATGCTACAGGGACAAAGGTCGAGTTAATTGCTCGGCTACAGGCCAACGACGCCCCCTCGGAAGAGATACCTATCTCTGATGAGGCTGCAACTGAGGCCTCGGATGCCCCCTCGGAAGAGGCTGTGTCCAATGAAGTAGAACCGGAAGGTGAAGTAAGTGAGTCGGAAAATAGTGGAGAAGAACAGTTTATTGGCGAAGAAAAGTGAAGAGAGAATAGAGATTGACGTTGGTGATGACGAAATACTCGTCGTCTATGTCAAGCCTTTAACATTTCTTGATTTGCAATATTTGCTTGACAATGTCCTTGATGTTAATGGTGAAACCCCCCAAGTGGATTTGGCCTCGCTTTTTGATTTCCTTTTCACGAGGTTGATATCTCGCACTGAGCCCGATTTAACACCTGATGATTTGAAATTGTTACCTGCGGAAATAGCACAGAAAATACTTATGGCATTACCATCATTAAATGATATGGGGGATTTGTTGACGTCGGGGTTTCGCAATTAAGAGTACAGCGCTATCGTAAACAAATGAGAGGAGTAGTAGAGGGCGAAGATAAAAGCATGGTCGAATCAATGGATGTGTGGGCTTACATGGTAGCAAAGCACTATGGCACATCGCTCCAAGAAGCATTTGACATGGATTATGACATGTTCATCAAAGCCGCCGAATTAGCCAGCGCTGCTCAGACAGTTGAGAGTGAAGAGAGAAAGAAACAAGAAAATCCAAAGCAAGACGTCATCCCTCTCGATTTCGTCTTCCTTGACGAGGAGGATGATTGATTATGGGTATTGGCGGCAAAATGGGAGGCTTTACTGAACTTAGTGTTAAATTCGCTGAAGGGCTTAGTAAAGGGCTTGGTAAACTCAAAGAGATAGGTCAATGGATAAGTGATTTAGTTGGGGACGTTATTCAATGGGCAAAAGATATTGGAACTTGGATAAATGACGAAGTCATAACCCCTATAGGTGACTTTCTTGACCCTTTAACACCAATTGTTGAAGCACTAGGTGCTGCTTGGGGTTCTATATTTGATACCCTTTTAACGGTATTTAATGGTGAATTATTCCAAACTATTGTTTCTTGGATTAAGGCATTGAAAGAAGGCGATGTCAGTATTGGTGATGTTTTTGGAGCCATGGTGGATTTCTTCGGTGAGAAAGTACAACCACTTCTCGATGTATGGGCCGCTTTCAGAGATAGCGCTGTTGATATTGCTGGTAAATTTTCAGGTGTTGTAGAGGATTTGCCTGTTATTGGCAACCTCATTACATTCTGGAGAGCGTTCAATAACCCTGCAGTCAAAGTGGCGCTCAAAGACAAATTTGCAGGCGCTCTAAAGAAAATTCCTCTTATAGGCGCTCTTGTCACATTCTGGAATGCATTCAATAACCCTGCAGTCAAAGTGGCGCTCAAAGACAAATTTATGGGAGCATTGGAAGATTTACCAGTCATTGGGCCTCTGATTACGTTTTGGAAAGCATTTCAGAGTTTGGATGATGCAAACAAAGTCAAAGTAATAGAGAAATTTATGGGTAAATTAGAGGATGTACCTGTTTTAGGTCGCCTTATTGGTTGGTGGTTTGATTTCCTTGAATTCACAGGTTTTGATGTTGCTGGTCTATTCACAGGAAGCATCCCCGCCCCTCTACAGACAATAATAGATTTCTTCAGTAATGTCTTTGGTTTATTCGATGGAGAGGGCGACATTGGTGAGGAAATACGTGCAACTTTAGAAAGCCTATTGGATGTACTTTTGTTACCAATTACTACTGTTGTTGATGCAGTCAGTGGTATAATCAACGCTATTGTGGATTTCCAACTTCCAATCATTGGTAAGTCGCTGAGAGAGTTAGTGGGTAGCGTCGATATTCCGTTTTTGGCCGAAGGTGGTATTGTCAATACACCAACTTTAGCCATGATTGGTGAGGCAGGTCCTGAGGCAGTTGTGCCTTTGAATAGTCAAGGAAGGGGAATGGCTGGAGGTAATCAGACCTTCAACATGACATTCAATATGTCAGGTATCACTGACCGTACAGATAAGCGCAAACTTGCCCAAGATGTGAGTCAAATGCTTCGCACAGAATTAAGGCGCACTGTTGGGTCCACATCAGTAAGGGGTGGCTTGTGATGGGTGCAGCGGGTACTCCTATACGTCTGGTGCAAGAAAGCGGTCGACGTATCGAATTGATGGCGACTGAATTGCAGATAACCACTAATCGTAAAGTAGGCCAAATCCCTTTACCGATGAGAGGGAGTCAACGGTTCGGTATGGATTTCAATATGAATAATTGTACGATAATGGCTTCAGGTATTATCGTAGATGACAAAATTAGTTCAACAGATATTACACCACGTGGTTATATTGATTTCAACACAAGTGGGCTTGTTACTGGGTTTGGTCAGGATTTGTTTCTTGGGACTGATATTTCCTATGATGATATCAGAACAGCCTATGATGGAAATTGGATTCGATTAGAGGACGCTTCTGGTAATGAATTCTTTATCAAATTCATCAAAGGCACAACGGGTTCAGGGGGTGTAAGTTGGGCTTTTGTTGATGTTAGTGGTACTGATTATTTTTCTATTACTATGGATGGCCCATCTGACACCTCGAAAACTGATATAGTGACCGATTTAGCAGCAATCATCAACAGCACTGCATATAGCAGTAAACCCGGAAACTCTTTTACAGCCACTGTCTCAGGCTCTCCCTTCCCTAATCTGGTGCACATAGTAGCAGATGTAGCAGGCGCAATCACTACATCAACTCCTGACGTATTCAGTACAAAATCTGCTCCAGACGATGTTGTTGTTACTGGGCAGCGCCCTCAAGGAGCATACATACCAATAGTCAGGAGTTTTTACAGGGGTTCACGAGAAGTAAAAAGGCGGTCTGCGGGTGACAAAGTGCAAGACCTGTTAGGTATCATGAATAACAGCAATGATTCTATATCCAATATAGAGAGAGGGGTTGTAGGTGTGATAGGTGCCCTTACTGCGACGATTGGAATAGGTATCCCATTACTGATGACAGCAATGCGAGAGGATGTTGGTGATTATATCAGAGGGATTGAGATTCCATTCAAATCTTTTGTGAATGCAACATCAGGTCAAGAGTCAGATGTGCGTGTATTTCACATGCCCACTGGAAGCAGTGTGTCAGAGAACGAAAAAGGAGCAGAAGCAGCATTGGCTCCTCACGAAAGTGGCCCCGAAGGAGATGATACACAAAATATTGGTTTGTTGGGCGCAGTACAGAGTTTAGATATGAATTATTCAGCAGGTGAAACGGTGTATAATTTCACATTGACTTTCCTTCCTGTGGATTATTTGATGTGATATTGTGCCTGTTAGTGGTCGCTCTAGTCATAGTTTGCGTTTTAATGGAGTCAACGACTCATTAATGATACCCCAAGCCACCTTTTCAAAAACTGGTCCACCTACTAACTTGGGTAAGAACGACAGCACATTATTGGGTCAAACCGCTGGTGGAGAACAAGACCCCACAGGGCGAAGCACGGATTTTCCTATATTTTCTATCGAGGCTTGGGTCAAACCAGATTGTGGTGGCATTATAGCGTCCAAAGAAGGGTCTTTTCAACTCAAAATTGGTTCAATATCAGAGCCCGGCCCTTTGACATTCAATGTAGTGGCCGTAGATGAATCTGGTTTGAATCAAAATATCACATTGACTACAGCGTTAAAAGAGAGCACTAAATGGTCCGGTCTCATTTTCCCACGTCACAACATTGAAACTGCTCATGGTTCATACAACACATTCGATAGTGGCAAGAGTGAGATATCTGCTCTTTCGATAAATGGTAGAGAACTGTTACATGTCGTAGCAGAAATCAAACCTCCATTCATCAAATTGTATGTCAATACTGAGATAGTGGCGAGACACAAGATGAATGATTCTCTTCGTATAGCGAACACTAGTAACGACCTATACATAGGTGGTAAAGGTGGAGAGTTTCGTGGTGATATAGAAGCATTTCATATTCATGCTGGTCCCACTAATCAGTTAATTGAACCATCTGGGTGTTATGCGTCTCCTGCTTCTTTGGGTCTCTGGCGTTTTGAAGAGCCTGTGGTGGCTGAATCGACTATTTTCAATAGTGGGGCACTCACTGCTGTGAGTGATGGGACCACGAACAGTATCACTATCTCTACCACTCATGCACAGAGTTTGATTAGTATCATTACAGGTGCTGCTTATGACGCCACAACCAATAGTTCTGTGACATTGACAGATGCCCCTTATTCACAAGGTTCCTATGACGTGGCAGATAGAGTTAGTACACCGGGAACTGATGCTACAATAGCCATTGCTCACACTCCTTACAACATTCTTTTCAATCCTGATTGCATTAATCGCACTACCTACGTACCAAATCGTAAGCCTCCAGAGCGTTTGAGATTACTAGGAGTGAATGGAACTACAGGTGTACTCACAGTTGAGAGCATTCATTTGGATTTCAGTTCAAGTAATACATTTTCTAGTAAGCCTCGGCGTGGTATTCTCCATAATCGAACAGCCGATGTCGATGACCATTTTGTTCTTGTGGCTGGTGATTTACTCATTGATGGTGGGAGTGGTAAACCCTACCAACCACCACATTTCGCATCTCAAGCCATTGATAGAGCGGGACAGATGTGCGTAGATGAGAGTGGGACTGAACAACATGGTTTTGTATATTCATCACAGATGGATACCTATGATTCATTAGACAGTGCCCCCACAACCCGTCCTTTTGCGGTAGAATGGCCAAATACTCTATCTTCGACTCTACAATTAGGGCATAGTGGGAGACACACACTCACCGCTGTAGACGGGCATCATTATCTTCGAGGTTACCCGAACGCTGACCGAGAAACCATTACTCAATCAATTGACGGTACAGGTGATATGGTCACTTTGGAATTCAATGCTTCACATAGTGGTCTCAAGGACCATGTTCCATTGAATAGTCAAATTGATGTATTTCATGAAGCGTTCAAAGCAGCAGCCATTGATGTACTAGACCAAGGTATATGTTATCAAATCGTGACTAATGGTTTGAGTGGAGATAGTGTTCGCAAACTCTTGGCTATCGGTGGTGTGAGCGGGTCCACTGAATTTGACCCAAGGCCATTCTTACTTAGAGCACCGATGATTGAGAATATGAGTAATGTAGATGCTGACACCCGTAGTACCCATCTCAAACCAACAGATGTGCGTATTGCTATTTTAGAAGTGTCTGGTTTGAAAGCACAAGGTCTTGCTCCATATGTAGAAATTCACTATAATGCTGTTGATTTGACAGGGGCATCCATGAGTCTCTCTGCTCCTTGTCTTCTTGTGGATAAAGTTGTACCTGTAGAAACCACTGTATTGGGTGATGGAGATACTATTCTGGATAAAATCGTCACTGCTGTCGCCGCTGGTGCTAAAATAACAGCACCGGGAGGTATTGTCACTTTAGGAATCGACAGCGCCCAAGGCGATGTACACCATATCATTGATTCACATAGTCTACAAGGAGATGATAGTGGGGGTTCAGAGACTGAAGATATCTTTGATGAAAGTCGCACACCTCCGAATTATACCCCATCTACAGATAGTGATGAGCCCAATGTGAGCCCACAACTCATCACAAGCAATGATGGTGCATCAACTACTCATGAATCAATTCATCATCAAATGGTCGTTAACAGTCAAACTTCTTCTCTTAAAGGGCAATTAGCCAATGTTGATGAATTGATTGTCACTCGTGACCCTGTTATAGCAAAAACAGGAACTGGTGAAGCAGATATAGGAACTGCTCCAACTTCTACTCATGTATTTGAAACATATGACATCATTGATAATATCGCTGCTATATCAAATGAACAATTAGTGGCATTACTTGTTCACCCTAGTGACCGTAATCGAACTGCTCAATTACGTAAAATCAAAACTAGTAGAACTTTACCGGGCCAAGAAGCCAATACTTGTTCTATTCACTATTACATGAGTAAAGCACGCATCAAACAAATTATTGAATCGGAAGGAGAAGACCGCCGCACCACGATTGAGGCAATCGGTATCATGAATGACCTTGCTCAACGCAATGTTGATTTTGAGGGCAGAGGGTCTCCTGATTCTCATGTAGTCAAGGAAATCATGCCGGGTGCACCTGTTGTCAGTGTGACATTGGGTGGGCCGGGACAGGGGGCCATCAACACAAAACCCACGTGGGACCCAAGCCCCCTTGCTCGTTTAGGTTGGAATACTCGTCGTGATTGTGGTGCTGTGATAAGTGCTATTGCTACTGGTGGGGCACCGGGTATCACTGTTTATCCTCTCAATAATGATGCCACTGACCTCGCAAGTTGGGGAACATATTGTTTCCCAAAACAAGGGAGAGTTTACACTAGTGGTGGGGCATCGGCCTACTATAATGGTAAAACGGGCACCGCCTTTACTATGGGTGCCACTACTGCTATTGGTAATTACATAGATGAGGATGGTAATGATTTCGCTTCATTGGCCTTATGGGTTGCCGCTACAGGTCTTACTGTTGGAGATTATTTATTCATAGACAAAGATTTCAATGAGGACAGTGTTTGCGCTGATGGAACCACAATCAATGACCGCCTTTTCCAAAATCAATCAGGTGTGAATCATGATTATCAATTAGGGACACAATATGCGTCTACTCGTGCATTGGCAGAAATACCTCTTTTTCCTAATCTTTTCTTCGATAATGTAGACCAAGGTATATTCCCCGGTCCTGATAATTCTCTAAAATTAACAATAGACGCTACACACACCGCACATACGTGGGCCCCTAACCCTGTAGGTCCTCGTTGTTTTGATATTGACCCCAGTGACCCAGAAGTACTCAATTCACACTCTATTGCTTATTTGAAAGGTGAAGCGATAAAGGCCAGCAGAGTAACAAAAATTGTTGAATCGGCCTCTAATACTATTGATATTTATGTAGACAACCCCAATATTTTTGTGGGCTCTATAGAAGGCGAAGCAGTAGATATTGCAGGACGAGACTTTGCTTTACGTGTTCATAGGGCCTTTTTACCAGATGGTGAATCAGTTCTATACCAAAGTGTACATAGTGATGGTTACTTAGTAGTACCAGATGCTTGGAGTAAATTTGCTTTTAGTCGCAATTTCATTTCTAACGCTAAAGGCTCGGCTATTTTCCCTGCCCCTTCAAGATATGAAGAGGCCTTGACACCATTGCGTGACCATCCGATTATTGATAGCGTGGCATTAGAAGTGCGCAAACACTACTATTATGACCGCTCAAATGTACAAACTCAAGGTGGAAATGTCGATTATGGTTTGCGTCAATATGTCAGTGCTGTTGAATTCCGTGCCGGTCCTCGCACCAATCCCCACTTACCACATGTGAAAGTAAAGAGGGGTACTGCGAAAGTGGTAACATTCACTAGTGGTACACTTGTTGTAGAGGACGCCTCTGAATTACCCACAGGTCACGCTGAGGGGGATTATAGTGGATATCAATTTGAATTGATAGAAGAAGATGGAGGGACTGCCACATATGGGCAAGGAGACATTAGTGGTAATGAAATCACTACTGCCAATGAAAGTGGCTTTTCTCCAAGTGCTGGGGACATTATTACCGTCAATCGTTTTTACTATGTATTGGCGGCCACGGGCGTTTTAGTCAACAATGGTTCAGGATATGCTGCCGGTGTTTATGGTTCCATCACAGTGGATGATGTTGACGCCACTACACAATTCAGTGTAGGGGATGTGGTGTGTGATTATGCTGGAAATGAGGTTTTGACAGTAACTGCTGTGGCTTCTACAACTATTACTTTCCATGGGGCCACGGCACACGCATTAGCGGACGATGAGCAATTATATCGGCGCAAATATCCTGTTGAAATAGATAATGTTGTGCTCAATAAGAAATGGCTCAATCCATATTCACCCGGCGGTCTGCGTGATGGTGACACTGTATGGATGAATATGCATTACACGAACCCTCATGCTGTAGAAGGATTGTTTGCAAAGAGTCGAGGGGTGTATAATGAGACTAAAATATCAAAACATTTCAATGGGGGGGAGGGGACCACCACTGCTCGCCCAAGAGACAGCATCCCAATAGAGAATTTCTTGATTGGTGACACTTGTTTAGAAACAGCGCAAAATTTTGTTCAACATGTCAATAAAACAATTGAACTCAATTGGACGACTTTGGGCCGCACCGACACTGTTCCACGTGTTGCTTACATAGACCCCTATCAATCAACAGAGGACTTTGCACGAGTTTTATTGTATGATACTGCACATGACCGTGAATTCATTGCTATGCATGACATCTTCATGCAAGTTCAGACAATGGCCGATGCGCCTACCATTAATGGTGACCTTGATGGTGATTTATCATATGAGGTCGGCTTAGATGTGGCCAATGGTAAGTTAAGTGAAAATAAGAAGGTATCAGGTATTGAGGCCTCTGAATTTATGGAAGCAGCATATGGGCATGGTGGAGGAGGTATTGGTACCAGTAATTGGTTTACTATTGCCGCTCAAGATTTAACAGCAGCAGATGGCATACCATTCACAGAAACCCAAATTGGTGCTTCTCATGAACACTTTGTAGATAGTGGCTGCATAGGTGAAGGCACAATTAGTCGAACGAGTGAATCGGCCTGTTGCCCTACTGATGCTGCTAATGTACATCAAGAAATAGATAGCACGACTACAGAAGTTGCTACTACTTTCGATACTCCAGACGGTACACGTGCCATCCCTGCTTTCCTTGCATTGAAAGGTATTCGCTCAACAACATTAGACCTCTCAGCACACGAAGAGTCTCGCCTACAACATCTCCCTCAATGGACACAGATGGATTTCGTTCGTAGACTCACAGTTGACCTTGGTGAAGTAGGGGTCAAAGAAGGAGTTACTGATATTGAAGCAGCAGCCCGAGAAGTCATTCGACTCATCAATCAAGGCGGGGCACTCAATGGTCGTAGTCACGAGAGAAGACCTAATTCTCAGTATTTGGGAGAAACGGCTCGTTTAGATTTAGGCACACCCGGAGTCCATACAGACCGCACTGGGGGTTTAGTTGACCCAAGTGCTCCTCACCTTCACGCAGATTTCGCAGCCACTGGTAGTACACACGACCCCTCCCCCTTCTGGGATGTTGAACAATCCTTTGCGAGTCACGACCGTGGTAGTCACATGGGTTACATACGTGCTCATATTGGTCGTGTTGTTACAGATAGGAATGGAAATGAAGGTTTCAGTATTGTAATACATAGCACAGTCCCCGGAGCCAGTGGCCGTAATTTCTGTGTTTGGATGGACAATAGTCGTGGTCAAAGCCCTTACAACCCTGAATTTTTAATTGGCCATGGTGGCCGCTTCCGCAATTTCTGGTGT